TAAAATTTGCTATACCCATTACGCATAATCCGCCATGTAGAGATCAAATACTCGTCTAATGTGTGCTGGCAGGCTACTACTTTGTACATATTCAATTTGTGTATTATTAGTACCAGCAGCTTTAGTTGACTTTACTGCTGCATCATTGTCTTTGTAGTATGTGAGTAAATCCATACAAGCAGCTTTTAAATCTTCTGGCACAATCTCGTAACCACCAAAGTAGGCAACCTTATAGCCGCGAATTAACTTCTCAAATATGCCGCTAGGATGTAGGCTTATTATATCGTCGCCATCTACAACCCAATCTGTAAATTTTACTAGTGGTGTCCAAGTTTGACCGTAGTCTTTGCTCTGCTGAACACTAGTTACTGTGACCACTGGAGTTTCGCGTAGTAGAATACGATCAAATCCGCCGGTACTGTACTCGATAAGAGGATCGTTATAGTAATCTATAAATGTGCGTTTGCAGTAAGTTTTTGCAAACTGTGAAACCTTAGGAATTAAGCTATCAATTTCACCGTCAGAATTTGCGCTATTAATCCCTATGTACGACTTATATTCTTGTCTGGTAAAAAGGCTTAATCCCATGTTATCTCCTGTTGTTTCCGGGCTAGACTCGTTAGAATCTAGCCAAGAAACAGGGCTTTATAGCCCTGTTAGTTCCCATCCCTGAGAATTAGGCTACGTAACGTAGAGCGCTTACGCCCTGACCAAGGTTAGTAGTAACTTGGGTCATGCCAGTGCGTAGGCTGGCAACCATTACGCGACGTTGTGTTTCAACTAGGTCATCGGTGTCAACACGTAGACCACGCTGATTACCAACTAGGAAGTTACCTGGTGCAAAGCAGATTGCTCCAACAGCAGCAGCGGCTTTATCAGCAAACTCAGCACTTACTAGAACTGGAGTATTAGCAACGCTACCGATTTGACCTGTTAGTAAAGTAGCTTGTGTGCCAACTTTATCAACAGTTAGGAAGTTATCGTCGTCTAAGAGATCGTAGTAACCGTCTGTGCTTACAATATAAACTAGCTCAGCAGGATCTAAGCCCCAAGCACCTAGGTCACGACGCATTGCACGTAGAAGTGCAACTGTTAGCTTAGCGTTATCGCTAATGTCTAGATTAACTGCGCTTGTTTCGTCGTATGTGGCAAGACCTTTAACAGGATCTGCACCAGCACCGGCACCACGTAGCATTGCGCGATCAACAGCACGAGCAACACGGCGAACCATTGCGTCACGGATAACAGGCATAATTGCTATTAGAGCATCTTCTTCTTCTTCGAAGGCTACATACTCGTTGGTAGCAACTTTGTATGCGTTAAGAGTGATCTCTTTAAGAGCGTGAACAGCAGTATTACCAGCTGAAGCTGAGGCACCAAACTGGCTATTCTGAACCCAACTTGCAACACCTGCTTCGGGGTTAACAGGAATAGTCATTACGTTAGTTTGCATTGCAATACTACGTAGGGTAGGAGCAACAACTAGGCGACGGCGAACTTCGTTTTCCATTGCTAGGCTAACTTCTAGTTCCCAAGTTGCGCTTGGCTGGTGAGGGCTTTGACCTGTACCACCGTACTTTTGAACTAGTTCACGACCTAGACGTGTCTGGTCGATTGCTTTGCCGCTCATCTTGGCTAAGAGAACTGCTTTCTCTTTGTCGGCATAGCTCATTTCGCCTTGTTTGCCATCAACGAATTGCATCTTGCTTTTCTGAATAGCTTCTAGCTCTTGTGCTTTTTCTTTTAGGGCAGCTTCTAGGCCAGTGATAACACTCTTGGTGCTTTCTGCTTGTTCTTGGAAGCGCTTCTCTACTTCGGCTAGTAGCTTTTCTGCACCAGTTTCAGTAGGAGTTACAGCAGCAACAGCTGCTTTGATACGTGCTTGTAGCTCAGCTTCTGCTTGTTCACGAGCAGCTTTCTCAGCTTCTACACGAGCTTGTTCTTCTTTGATAGCCTTAGCAGCTTGCTGTGCAGCGTCTTGAGCTGTTTGGGCTAGTAATTGCTTTAATTCTTCTGGAGTCATGTCCAATTCCTCTTTGGTTGTGCTCTTTGCTTGCCTAGTGGTGTCTAGCCCTTTAGCTGACTCGCTTTGGGGTGCAAATTGCGCGATAAATTCACGATACTCCGTAACGGAGTTAAACGATTTTGAAAGATTAAAAAGTGTGTTTTGATTTGCTGGTACCGAAACTACCGAAATTTCATGTAATTCTAAGTCTTTGACTAGGAAAACTTCTGCGGCTGTATTATATTCCGCATCTTTAATTCTAAATCCAACTGAAAATGCTGTTAAAACTTCGTCTTTGATAAGCTGGTATACTTTTTCAGCAGCTTTTGAGATCCTAGCTTTAATCCATAATCCTTTTGCATCTACTTTGTGCTCAGTCATACGACCAACTGGTTGAGTATGGTCATGAAATGCTAGGATAACAGGATTTTTTATGTAGTTCTCTAAGCCTCTTTCCCAAACTGAGGTGGGGATTACATCGCCGTGTCTGTCAACATCCACAGTTGATGCATATCCACTAATCTCAATTACGTCTGGTTCTGCTGGTAGCGGCTCAGCTTTAGTAAAGACACTGTTAAAGTACAGGATCTTATTTTTGTCTACCATAATTTCCTCTATTCATTTCCACCCTGGGGCCTACCCCCTTGGGATGGATTTGCTGCACTACCAGCAATGTTAGCTGGAATTCTTATCTCGTCGGCTCCGTCTATGCGATCATAGCGGAGTTCCTGACGAGCTTCGTTAGGTGTTATAATACCGCCGTTGACCAGTGTACTATGGTAGCTGGCAATATCTTTAATGTCTGGTTGTAGGGCCGATACCGTTTGTGTGATTGCTTCCACGTCATATCCAAAGTACCGTTCTACTGCACTTACCCAGGACTTGGCAATAGGCATCACAGTTTCTAGGTAAAATAAGCGCAAGTTAGGAGCAATGTTGGCATTGTTGCCACCCATGAGCAAGATAGGCGGAACGCCTAAGGCTTGCAGGATCTTTTCTTGATGAGTCTTGATCGATTGATCAAAGTCCATTTCTTTAAAACTGGTGTCTGTGATCTTTTGTGGCTTTAAACCACTGTCCAAGATAACCGGACGACGACCACCCACTTTAGGGTTGTACTTTTGCTGCCAGTACTGTATAGTACGCTCTTTGGCAATAGTGCTCAAAGTATTCTCGGTTGTAAGCACCATGCCAAACACAGCACCGTTTTCAAAGAACGCATCCTGAAACTGTTCCATGTTGTACAAGGTCCGAATCGAACGCTGCGCACTTTCCAACCTGCTAGATCCCCGGTAAATACTATCACTACTCAGGTCTTTGAGTGAAAATACCTCCCCTTCCCGAAAGTCTACCAATCCGTTGTAACGGTAGCCTTTGATAAATGTCTTTTCATCGGTGAGTATTTCTACACGCGAAGCGGGCAGGTGGTAGAGAAACGTACCGTCGTAGTGTACAAACACATTGCCTTCTAGTAAATAGTCGGTAAATATGTTTTTACGAAAATCTTGTGCCGATTGGTAGGGGTTAGGTCTGTAGTTTAGCATGGTAGCTAGGGACTTTTGACGAGTACCTACAACCACACCCTCGTACAACTTATCCTTGACGTCATAGTCTAAACCCGCACAAGCACTTACAATTAAGTTAACGCCGCGGTTAACCATTTCAACACGCTTAAACGCTTGCTGATAGGTAAGGGGCGCAGTGGTACCAATCATGGTACCCTCTTCTTGTGCTATTCTAACCTGCGCAGGATTGAGTTTCCAGCGCAAGTCACTAAAAAATTGTTTTATTCCCACGGCTATCTCCACTGGTAAACTCACTAAACGGAGATCCCCACGTAGGCTGCTGGAAAACTTCACCACTCTGTTTCTGACGCTGCAGTTCCAACCAATGCTGCTGTTTTTGAGCAGTACCCAGACCAGGCGCTTTGCCAAATATCTGGTGTAAGCGAACGTGGTGTGGATTACATAGTGTGTACACTAGTTCGTACAGCTCACGGTGATGCTCACTAATGAACTGATCCCGTACCCTAAGTACCTCATCATCCGTATCCAGCTCGATGCCCAGTTGTTGGCACCAGCGTTCAAGGAGTAGGGTAATACTGTGGGTATGGTGTAGTTCAAGGTCTTGGTTGGTTCCACAAACCCAGCAAGTGGATTGCTTTTGGTAAGCACCCTTGGCACGGTCTCGGATCCATTTTACAGGTATACGTTTTTGAGTATTTTTTGCCATAATGTTAGTATTATACCACCGGGGCAGCTATAAGTCAATGCACATTTTCAGTCTTGGGGGTAGTGTACGTTTCACTTACAGTACCTACTCCTAGTAAACATGCTGTACTTTTATGTACTATAACTAGCGTCCAAGCATCAGTTTTAGGGTTTTTAAATATAAGATAACTAGAGTTGGCCTCCAAATTTTGCCCACGCCACCATGGTTGCTCAGCAATATCTTTGTCACCTACTACCTCTAAGAACCGACTAAAAGGGCCACATAGTACAGGAGTTTGTACATACCCAAAATCTTGGGCCACTGCCGCGCTGGAAACCAATCCCGCAACAAGAATAAATTTTTTCACTTGTGTAATCCTTCTAGTTATGTTATAATTATTATCTAGTAAACGAGTATAAGCAGTAGCGGAG